GCCGTCGGTCGTACTGTCGGCTTGCGTCTCGCTGATGTTTGGCGCGGTCCCGCCTGAGGATGCCAACGGGGCGCTTGCGCTCACCGCGGTGACACTGCCAGGCGGAACCGCAAAGGTCGCATCTTCGCGGAGGAAGCGGGTCGTGCCGGACGAGCTGCCTGGGTCCGGCACCGCACCGCGCGCGTGAGAGCCGCCAGATGCGCCGAACGTGTTGATCCCGATGGTCGGCGTCGTGCCGCCGGTGGACGTTATTGGCGCGAGTACGCCGATGCTCGTCACGGGCGACGTGCCGCTGATCGCTCCCGTGACGCGCCCCTTGGCGTCCACTGTCACGGTCGCATTCGTGTACGTACCGGCCGTTACGCCGTCGTTGCACAGCACGGGGCCTGGGTATGTTCCGCACAGGTCGCCACTCGCTGCGCCGTTTGGCGGCAGAGCCGACGGTGTGCCGGAGACCTGGCTGTAGAGCACCTGGCCGCACAGCGCTGGCGCACCTTCGGTCGGATACTGAACGTACTGGTTCGCGGCACATACGGACGTCGGGTGCCGCAGGTAGTCCGGCACGATCGGCGTGGCTGGCGCCATTTGGAGCCAGAGCAGGCCGACCAAACCGAGTAGCCGCTTCATCATCATGTGCGTACGTCCAGTTGGAACCAATTGGCATCGGTGGCGTTGTACTGATAGCGCACGCTGATCGGCGTTATCGTCAGGTCTGCCGAGGCCTGGAAGTCAATGGTCTGCCCCGCCGACGCCTCGATCGAGCAGCCAGCAAGACCGGCTTCGACTGTCACGACAAACTCCGAAAAGTCGCCGGGGAATGGCGGCGTTTGGAGTGTCGTGTTCGGCTGCGTGATGCGATTCTTGCTGTTGGGCACCATCTGCCCGTCGGCGTCCCACACGTGATTACTGAAGCCAGAACCGCCGCCGAAGTTTAGCACTACGCCGCCAGCGCGCGAGACGAACACGCGTTGCGGCGTGCGCACGCTGACTACCCGCCGCGGTTCGCGCGCGACGATGAACTGTCGCGGTGTGCGCACGACCACTACGACCGGGCGCGTGGCCAAGATCACGGCCCCAGCCCCGGCAGGAATATGTTGATCGAGCCCTCTTCGAGCAGGATCACACTGCCCGCGCCGTCGGTCAGTTCGGCAGCGTAGGTATAGCCACCTGGCTGCAATTGAGCCGTCTGCGCAGCACTGAGCGTTGCCGTGATGATCTTGGCCGTATCGTCGACAGTCAGCGCAGACGTGAGCAGGACGTTGCTGTCCTGGTCGAACACCTTGAACGTGCCACTTGCGCCGGCCAGACTGAAGGGCGACCAGTAGGCAACCTGGCCGCCGGTTGTATAAGCGCCGAACGTGCCACCGTCTATGTCGTTGAAGGCGAGCGTATCAGCGTCGACGACGCTGGCCGCATACAGGTCTTCCTCGCACGTTGGCGGCCAATGCTTGGCATTGAGGTTCGTGCCGAACGCGCCTGGCAGGTTCGTGAAGGCGACCTTGTATCCGTCCGGTACGCCGTGGCCGTTGACTGACAACGTCAGTGGCGTGAGCTTGACCAGCCCCGCGACGTCCTTATAGACGAGCGGATCGCCGCCGTAGTTGTACGACGTCGTGTAGGTCGTGCCTTGGGCAATTTGCAACTCGCCGTTCACAGCATCCGCTCGACCGTGATGTTCAACGCGTACTTGGACGTTCCGTAGCTACCAGACACCGTCATCGAATATGCGATGCTGCCGGAGGCGACGTGCACGAAGGCGGTCCCAACCGTGCGCTGCGAGGAGGTAAGTGAGATCGTTGGTGTTTGCGCAGCAGCGGATGAATTGATGAGGTTGGCGCTACCCGCACCATCGGTCCAGGTGATGTCCAGCGTCGTTTGCCCGGCGGCGGCATCGCTCGTCGTCGTCTCGACGTCCCAACTCACACGATATAGCCCGGCCGTGCTCGTGTTGGCGATGTTGGTCGACGCGATGTCCGCACCCTGGTTGGTCAGCGCGACGTTGGCTTTGATCTGCGTTGAACTCGTGAAACGTGAGTCATTGCCTTGCGCAGCCGTGTTGGCTGTCGTGCCATAGACAACCTGCAGCGTCGGCGTGGTCGTGGCCGAGCCAACCGTCAGTGACGCGTTCGGGCTGGATATGCTTGTGACGGTGCCGCTGCCGTCGACGACACCTACGGCAGCGCCGTTGATCGTACCGGCGTGAGCGAGCGAACAGGCGAAGGCGAAGCACAGGCTCAAGATCGTTTTCATCGCGCTTGCTCCTTGACGGTGAGTGCGGCTCCGGTGCCGGTGATGCCGGTCACGTTGCACGCAAGCCAGCTGTAGCCGAACGTGTTGATCTGGATTCCATCCGGCGCTGTATCGGTTATCGAGAGCGTGCCCACGGTCACGTAGGTGACGTTGTCCAGCGATGCGATCACGGTGACAGCCCCGGTGCCGGAACCGGACGAGACGGTCTCGGTGCCAACGATCGTCACGGTCGGCGCGCGATTGCCGGAACTGGCCTGGATCGGGATAGCGGTCTTCACGCCAGTGCCGGTGGCCGTGCATAGCGTGGCCGCGAACGATGGCGCTGCCATGAGCAGAAGCAGCGTCGCGAACAATGTGCGCATGAGTGATCTCCTCAGGGAGTGTCTGGACGTGGCCGGTAGCGCCGCCAGTAGTGGTTGCCGTTGGCGCGGAATGTCGTATCGGGTGCGACGACGGTGGCGCGGTGACGCAGGCGCTTGCGCATCGTGGCAGCATTGGGCCGTGGCCCAAAGACTTTCTCGAAGCGATCCTCGTAGTTCTGGGCGCGCTGCGGATCGCCGCGGTCCTGGTCGCGGCCATCGAAGCTGATGTGCAGCGGCCAGAGGATGAGCTGGTAGTGGAAGTCGCGATTGATCTCTGGCTCTGGGTCCGTGCGACCATCGGCCGTCGGCGTCGCCATAGCCTTGAGCGGCAGGCGGTCCACGATCAGGAACAACTGCTTGAAGACCGCAATGTTCGGCGGACGGTCGATCAGCAGGCGCCGGCCGTGGTAGTCGGCACTGCAGGCGCTGAACCGGCTGCCGCCGCGAAAGCCAGAAGGCCCTTCAACGACGGCGTAGCGTGTCGGCTCGCCGCCGGCACGCAGTTCCTGCTTGCGCTCGGCCCAGTAGATGATCTCCTCGTAGTCGGCGCGCTCAAGCGGGAACTGCCGGTCAGGGATGCGGCAGGTATCCACATCGAGTACCCGAGGATCAAGCGGGTACTCGATGACGTTGTCACGCAACGCGATGACGCACAGATCCTCGCTGACGTCGTCTTTGAGCAAGTGCGCCCGGATGCAGGCCTCGTTCTCGGCCTCGTTGAACCATTCGGTGATGGTGTCATCGTCAGCATAGGCTCCCGGCGTCACGCGATCATCTGCGCGGCGCCGGTATTCCTTGATGAGCCGGCTGAGCTTCATGGCTTGCCGTTACGCGTTGTCCTGGTCTTCGGCGTTGTCTTCCTCGTCGGTCTGCTCGATCTCCTGCTTGATCTGGTTCCAAGCGGCGTCGCGCTCGGCCTGGCTGATTGCAAAGCCAAGCCGTTTGCTCAAGAACAGGATGTTGGGCAGGCCGGCCGGAGTGAAGGCGTTCTCGAACTCCGGGTCGTCCTCGCGCGCCTGTGCAGCATCGAGGATGGCTTTGCGCACGGCGTCGGCGCGCTTCTCCGGGTTTTCACTGTCCGGTACGGTCGGGATGTTGTAGTCCGCCGGGTTGATCTGGGTGGTTGACAGGCAACCGGCTTGAGCGGCGGCCCGATAGAACCCGCGCGGCAGTTCGCGTGGCTTCTCGCCAACGATGGCACGGCGCCCGTCGCCGAGGGTGACGTGGATGTCCGTGCCGTCCGGCGAATACCACAACGGACGCTTCGCGTCGGTAGTGAGCTTGGCGGCCTCGGCCTTGGTGGCCTGGACTTCAGCCTTCGACGGCAGCTTGCGATCGCGGTCATTCTTCTGCTGGGCAGCGACCTTCTTGAGCTTCTGCATCGACGGCTGACTGGGTTGTACTGCGGCTGACATAGTGACTCCCGTGTAGTGGATAGGACAAGCGGCCTTGCGGCCGCCTGCCCTTTGAGTCTACACCACGAACCGCAGGCTTAGAACGCGCCTTCGGTCCAGTCGGACTTGTCGAGCGTGATGTACTCCAAGAACACGCGGAAAGCCAACACGCCAGTGCCGTCGCCGTTCTGCGCGTTTCGCGTCAAGCGGAACGCCGGCGAACTGCCGTCGGTTGGGTAGCCCGTGCGCGTAAGGTTCGTCTGCGCGGCGGCTTTCAGGTTCACGGCCGCGTGGTAGCGGTCGGCACTGGCCGGATCGCCCACGTGCAGGACGTCCGTACCACTGTCGTCCGATGCGGTATCCACCACGACGCTGCCGTCGATCAGCATCGAACCCTGCGGCGCCTCGAAGTCGATGTTGCAGGTCTTCGTGGTGCCGAGGCGTTCGCAGTCGGCTTGCGTCAGTGCCAGGAAGATCGAACCCACCGCCTGGCGCTGCGAGCGGCCATTCAGGAAGGCCGGATTGGTAGTCAAAGAGCCCATGAGTGCACCTATCTGGTAGTTGAGTGAGTTGTTGCGTTGATCGGTTTAGGCCAAAGGGAGCGGCGGAATGCGCCGCCGCTCCGCACCCGGTTTACTGCAAGAAGTGGTCGATGCCGAAGGTGCCGAAGGTCTCGGTCGACTGGTCGTAGATCGAGAAGAACTCCGGCGCGAGCAGCCCGAGCATCTTGTCGATCGAGATACCCTGCTTGCTCTTGTAGTCGAAGTATTCCTCGTCCCACTCGGGCGAACCCAGATCGGCGAAGCCCAGCGCCTGCGCACCACAGACCTGCGTGCGAGTGCCGTCGACCAAACCGCCGGCGCCCCACTTGGAGCCGCTGGCCGCACCCTTGGTGTTGTAGACCAGACGGTGTTCGTGGAAGACCGCGCCGTCGATCGTCTGGATGCCGCCGGTGAACCACGGATTTTCTTTGCCGCGCGGCAGGCCGGTGACGACTGCGCGCTGGTAGTCCGGGTCTTTCTTGAGCATCGCCAGAGTGCCGGGACGGCACAGGAAGACGTAATACTCGCGGCCACCCTCCATCAGCGGCTTGATGTAGTGGTCCTTCGCGTAGGCGATGGCATCCACGATCATCTTGTAGTTCGGCACGTAGGTGTTGTCCACCTGCGTATCGTCGGCCGTAACCAGCGCCGTGCCGTTCCACATCAGCGAGCGCTTGGCGGTCAGCGGCGCGACGTCGCCCGCAAAAGACAGCTTGCTGAACGTCTTGCTCTTGCGCAGGCCGCCGTCGTTGCGATACAGGTACGACACGCCGGCCAATGTCAGGAACACCAGCTGGTCAATGCGGTTCGCCAGCCAGTACGACAACTTGTCGCGGGCCTGCTCGCGGAAGCGGATGACCGTCTTCTGCTCGGCCAGCTTGCCCTTGTTCTTCACCTGATGCGACAGCAGATCAATCGTGATCTCCTGCGCATAGTTGTTCATCTGCTCCTCGTTGCCTTCGCGCTCGTCGTCGCCGATGACACCGTCGTCGACCAGGTCAGCAACCAGTTGCATCAGAACGCGTTCGCCGCGTTCGGTGCGGGTCAGTTCAGTGATGCGCTGGATCATCGAGTTTTGACTCGTGCCCATGAAGCGCTTCACGAACGTCATGTCGCGTGCGGCAGACCATACGTCGCGCGACCAGACAATCTTCTGGGTCGGCAGCATGGCCGCAAAGTTGGTATTGCCTCTCATGACAGCCTCCGTTAAACGTGAAAGTGGCAGTGCCGGATGTTCCGGCCGTTGTGCGGCTTTAGTGCTGCCGCTGCCACCCGTTTAACGCCAGGGCGAGGCTAATGCGCCGTTGATGGCGAGTCCCAGTGAAGCGGTCACTGGTCCGTCTTACAAGGCTCCCTGCAGCACCAGGGGATTGATGCCGCAGGGAGAAGCGAAGGAACGCTCCCGCATGACGAACGTTCGCGCGTATCTAAGCAGAAACCCGGTCGCCGCGCAAGTTGGATTTCTCTTCCGCCGTCAGTTTGTCGAATTGTTCGTCCGTCATGGTCTCGACATCCTGTTTGCTGTTGATGCGATCCTTTGTTGCAACGCCAGCACGTGAGAGCTGCGGCGGCTGCCGCTTCTCCATGCGTGCGTTGGCAAGCGTGCGTTGGCGAATGCGCTCGCGGATGGAGGCGTCGACCTTGCTGCCGCCAGCAGACGGTTTGGCCGCCGGCTTGCCCGGACGCCGCGACTGGCCGCCCTGGTCTTCGTCCTCTTCCTCCTCCTCGCCTTCTTCGACCTTGGCATACATCGGACCTACCTTGTTGATCGCCTTGGCGATCGCTGCCGACTTGGACAGGCCTTCGGCCATGTAGCGGTTGCGGTACATCATCACGTCCGCAAGCGCTTCCGGGTTGTGCTCGACCTTGTCGTTCGTGTCGTCGAGGAACGGGAACTTGATGAAGCCATCGGCGATGACAGTGACCGCGCGATCTTCCTCGAGCGCCGCAGCGACGCGCGCGCCTGCGCGTTCCTCTGCTCGAGCGTCGGCCAACTTCTGACGCTCTTCGTTCATTTCGTCCTGAATGGCCGCGGCGGCTTCTTCATCGCCGTCCAGCAGCAGCTTGTTGGCCTCGCGCTGCTTGGCCTTGAAGTCGTAAGGCTTGGGCTCGTCCTTCGCGGCTGCTGCCGGTCTGGCGAGCGAAGCAATACGCTCTGTCAGTTCCACGCCGACCTGGACAGCGCGGTCGCGCTGCTCGATCAGCTCCTTGATGCGCGGGTCCACGCGGCGACTGTCGCCACCACGGGCGATCGCTTCGTAGTCGTCGGCGGTAAGGTCAGCGTCCTCGCCTTCCTCCTCTTCGGCGACGGTGTCTCCGCGAGCGCGGCGATGGGCGGCGGAGCCAACGACAGTAGGGTCGTCTTGCTCCCCCTCTTCTTCGCCCTCTTCACCTTCCTCTGCCTCTTCCTGCTCCTCTTCCTCTTCGACCTCCCGGCCTTCCTCTTCCTCGTCGGTGATATGAAAATCAGTGTTGTCGCGTGCCATTGCTTTAGCTCCTGGCTGGTTGGGGTGATGAGTTACATGTCGTCGGCGTCGTTATCGTTGGCTCCGCCGCCGGCAGGACCGGATTCGGCGATCGCGCGCATGGCCGCAGCCTTCTTCGCGGCATGCTTCTTCACGGCACGGTGCAGCGCCTTGTTCGCCATGATCTTGTTCGAGCGATGCAGCGTATCGGCCGCCGACTCGATCTCGTGTGGTTCGAACGGCCCGCTGTGACGGTCTTCCGGCGGCACGTAATGTTCCGCTGCGTCGCCTGCCATTACCGATGATCCGGCCCAAGCTGGGCTCTTTTTGCCTTTGTACTTAGCCATGACTGCTCTCCCAGTTAGTTAGCCTGCGCCGCCCTCGATACCTGCTTCGGCGCCGCGGTCGGCATGGTCCGGCGTCGTTGGATGGGTGTTGACGGGCGGCATCGGCGTAGCGCCAGGCGCTGGCGCCGCTGCTGCATCGACAGGGATAGGGCCTGCGGCTGAGCCTCCGGCATCGACAAAGCCGGCCGAACGCGAGATCGCGTCGGCGGTCGTGGCGGTCTCCGGCAGCGCGCGCGCAATCTGGCTGGTGCGAATGGCGGCAAAGATCGCCTGCACGTTCTGGTTGACCGCCTGGGCCTTGGCAAGCTCCGCCCGCGCCTGGTCGAGCAGCGCCTTGGCCTCGGCTGCGGGGTCCGCGCCCTGCTGGGAAAGCTGGGAGATAATGTCGGTCTTGTTCGAGAGGGTCGACAGCTGCACCAGCGTGGAGTCGGGTATCTTGATACCCTCCTTGCGCATTTCCATCGCCTGGTTGTACTGGCTGTTTTCGAAAGTGACTTGCGCCGGCTGCTCGGTGATCACGACGCCATACTCGCCCAGCGTCAGGTCGTTGAGCAGATCGCCGTCCTCTTGTGGCCAGTTCAACTGCAGTTCCTTCGTCGACTTCACCCCTGTGGCGTGGTCCGTGTGCGCAATGCGCATGATGCGCGGCTCGTCCATGTAGCGCTGGATGTACTCGAGCATGCGCGAGGCCAGCAGATTGCGCGTGCGCGACAGGTTGTCGAGCGGTGTGGCTAGTGTTATCTGGTCCCCGAACTGCTGCGCCTGGACGGCGATACCGGACTGATTGCCCTTGCGCTGGCCTTTGAGTGAGTCCGGGTGGCCGGCCACGAGCCTGATCTTGTCGGAGGCCATTTGCGCCATTTCGAAGAAGGCCTGCGGAGCCTGTCCCGGCTGAATGCGTTCCGGCGGGTTTGACCCTTTGTGGTATTCGATCACAACGCCAGTGCGCGCCCCCTCGGTCTTCAAGTCTTCCGTCGACATATTCGACAGCGACTCTTCCTCGACGAAGTAGCCTGAGTTGACCTGGGTCGATATGATCTGCGCGATCTTGCTTGTGACCTTGTTGAGCAAGTCTTGCGGGCCGACCATGTTGTCGACAAAGCCGCGGGTCAATCCGTGCGAGAAGTAGGGGAAGTACGGCACGACCGTGAAGTGATCGTAGGGGCTCCAGTCGTTGAATAGCTCGACGTCCATCGTCGTGACCAGCCAACGCACCCGCCGCACCTGGCGCTTTAGCGTGATGCACTTCTGCTTGCGGAAGTCTGCCAGCTGTTCCTTGGTCGCGTTCTCGACCACGCGGATCTCGCCGGTCGGATAGACCACGCACTGCGACATCGCCATCAGCCAGAATTGCCGATCGATGATGCGTACGCGCAGGATGCCGCCTTCGATGTAGTAGG